GACCTCCATATAGAGGTCAAGACCACTACTCGTCCGAGCTATGATAAGAGTCTAGTCCACGGGCAGCAAGTTCGCTATTATCTACGCGAGCCAGCTGTGCCGGGCCAAGTCGAGCAACTAAAGTTGCGCGGCTTCACGAAATACAAGATCAGAATGTTGGGCACCCTATTGGCTGCCCTAAAACTGAGGTAGTATTCTCGTCTGTATCCCGTTTAACGGGCTCTACAGTTAAGGCGATTATCGCCACGAAGCTAGTTTGCCTTAATGCAAACTCGAGATGCCGTAAAGGCTCTCGTGTCTACAAACAAAACAAAACCAACAACAGTATGCTAACAGATCCGATCAGTATAACCGGTAATGGCGCAGCAGAATCGTTTGCGCGAGTCGATGTGTCCGGCCGCAAGGCCGTATACAAAGTTCTCGCACGCGCTGCTAACGCTGAATGTTTCGTGACCTTCAACCATCAGGACGTTGGCACTGGCATAACAGCCCGTGTCCGCGATCAGATGAGATTGGAGGATCACATTACACTCAGCGATGCAGTAACGCCAGGAATGAACATCATTAATGTGTCGGTCGACCATCCTGTTTCACAGGCGTCGGATACCGCACTTCTTGAAGCTCTTCGTAAAGTTACGAAATTCCTGGACGTGACCGCGAACGCTCAAGCCCTAATCGACGGTCAATCGTAAGATTGCCGGCAACTATGGGCCCTTCAGCGTAGCTGCACCAAAACCTGCGTTTTAATACGCAGTTGTAAGGAATCGGGTAGAAGTTAGTATGCACTAAGAGGATCACCATAACTTATGGAGTCCACTAAGAGCTTAGACAACGTTGTTGTCTTCACCTCACTTCTGCTCGACGTCTCAATAACGTTAGGGCAGGAGATCTATACACCACGCAGTCTGCGTCTCGACACCGTAAAGGTGAAGAAGCGCGTGGCTGCGGAAGGCATAGAGTTTTTAACTAAAACTCTACCACGTCTTGGTCATGCCATGCAAATGGCATTATCAGGAGATGTACCTCTCGACTCTACTGGCTTCCGCAAGGAAGCCGGCAGCGAGATCCCGAAATTATTCGGGAACCTCTTCGCGAGGGTGTTCTCACGCGACGGGTGGGTCCTTCAGACCCCCTGCACTAATAGCGTATGGTTGCTAAGGCAAATCTTATTTGTTTACTACAAATATGAGATTCCTAACGATCCATCGCTTGAACGGAAGGTTCTCGCTCAGTTTAAAGAAACTGAGTCAGACCTTTCTCGCCATGTCGATTGTCAGTTTTGTCACCTTCGGGTGCAAAATCGCCAGTTCGACAATGTCATATACAAAGCCCGAGCAAGACTCAAAGTTTTACTCGAGGACTTTGACGTTCGAAACATACTACCCAGACATGGACCCGGTGCTGTCTCTACTAGAGAGACTGGCCCCGATAAGTACACGTTTGGTCGTATTAACGAACGCATCGCCAGCATCTATCCCTGGGATGAGTATTACTACTCATCCTTAGGACATTTGTGTGACGACTATCAGACCTTTCAGGGTCTGCCTGTGACGGAATCTTTCGCACGAGTTATACTCGTGCCCAAAGATTCGCGCGGTCCGCGTCTAATATCCTGTGAACCACTTTGTTTTCAGTGGATTCAACAGGGTCTAGGACGCGCTCTGTCGTATTATCTCGAACATCATCATATGACGATGGGCGAGGTACACTTCAGTGACCAGAGACTAAACAGGGATGCAGCCCTTCTGGGCAGTATCACTGGCAACACGTGTACCCTCGACCTCAAAGAGGCGAGCGACCGTGTTTCTGTTAGTCTTGTTCAACAGTTGTTTCCTGAGCACGTTTGTAGTGCTCTCTTAGCAACTAGGACTATAGCAACCACGATGCCAGACGGCGAGGTAGTATACCTCAAGAAGTTCGCTCCAATGGGTTCAGCATTATGCTTCCCCGTATTGGCGCTTACAACTTGGGCTCTACTTACCGCTGGTATCGACGCGAAGGCCCGTAAGGGCTTGTTGGTGTATGGTGATGACGTTATCGTTCCAAAGGCTTGCGCCTCCGACGCGATAAACATTCTTGAGTCTGTTGGCCTACGGGTCAACTTAAACAAGAGTTGTATCAATGGACTCTTTCGAGAGTCATGCGGCATGGATGCCTTTCGAGGCATAGATGTCACTCCTGTCCGTTTTCGGACAGTTTGGTCGTCAACCCCCTCCGCGGAAGTATATACATCTTGGTTGGCTTATGCCAACTCAATGTACGTACGTGGTTTCATTAATGCAGCGTATAAGATAGCTGACTACTTGTTAGCTGTCTATGGATCCATACCAATGGATTCGGACCTTCAAGGTCCATTTCCTGCATTAGTGTTCTACCATCCAGACAACGTGGCACCACGAACACGCATAAACCGTTCCTTCCAAAAGAAAGAACAATATGTGCGCGTAGTGGTCCCAAAAACAGAACGAAAGGAAATCGACGGTTGGAAGATGTTGCTGCGCTTCTTTACAGAAGCTAAGCGGGCATCAACCACGCCGATATACGATCGTACTGTCTCGCAGCAGAAGCCGAATCAAGAGAGTCCTTTGGATACTCTTGAGCCGTTCTGCGTCCGTGTGTACACCCAAAGGGGCCGCGAGAAATTGCGGTACCGATGGAGGTGATGATAAGTGAAG